GCACAAGTGACTCATCGTCGAGTGAAGGTGCAAGTATCGCCTCACTCGAAGGCAGCGGTTTCTAATCGCTGCGAAGCTACGCTAATAAAATTGTGACTACATAAAAACCCTGGCTACGCCAGGTAAAAATTTTCATCACAAAATTAATACGGCATAGCTCAGGGACAATCGCCCCCCGTGTCAGCCACCGACACGTGGATTTGTTTGATAGAACAGGAGAATCGTAAACTCCTCTTTTATTATACAGGGTGTTGTCCCTGGTGATCCAGCCGCCTAAGCGCTTGCTGGATCTGAAGCCTGTGGTAAATAGAACGCCACAGGAGCACCGGTGAAGAATCCTAAATTGAAATCTTCAGCGGTTGCGACAAAGCTGTAAATGGCAGCTGCGTCGCCGTTCTTTGCCTCCCATACAGTATCTAATCTATGAAACTTACGGAAGGAGAACGCATTCGAAGTCCAATCTGCCTTTTTGGCAGGTGCAAAACGAACATTCCTATACATGGGAATTTCGACTTCGCACACTGGATTCTGATCGGTTGTGGTCGCAAAAGCACCATCCCAGGTATGGGGTAGGTTTATTGCGTAAAATCGGTGCCGTTCAGATTGATTGGAGTTCGACTGCACGGGGATATTCTGGGTTGTCACAGAATACCCACCAAAATCGACATTGGCTTTGCGAGTGACCATCATAAGTTCTGATTTGATGTCACTGAAGCCGCAGCCCCTTACATATTTCCTTCTTGTACCGCCTCGCATACAAACAAATGCCGGTGTCACATAATTTAACAGTGTCATCTTGCAATAATTGTATGGGCCGTTCACAGAGGTATCTACTGCTCCAGGAGCGTACCCTCTGTAGAAAGGAAAGTTACTGTTGAACCATGTCACCAAAGAAATACTAGCTATTGATGATGGTGGCACTACAGTATTATGTAAGTTGTATCTTTTTAGACATTGTCTGAAAGAAGATACGGGATCCCCATAATACACGTCGACTATGTGACTAGCCGCGGGTAATTGGGGTGCCATGGTCTGAGAAACCCCAGACTTCATGGGTTCTGACTCCGCCTGAGTCAGATCTGAATCCGGCTGATTGTCAGTCGTTTCGGCCATTTGGGAATCAAAAATCTCTCCCATTTGTGGTTGAAACCAGGTGAGGTCTTGAATATATGAAGCATCTGGGTCATAAACTTCAAGATCTTCACCTGCCGAGACAAAGACATTTACCTCTATGCCATTGGAAGCATCTGATGTAGGAGCTGTAAGCTCATTCACCACATAAACAGACAATATTCCATTTGCATTAGAAGCAGTCGGTCCAGGTAATGGAGCCCCATCCGTGAATGGGAGGGGATCCGTGCCGGGTCTACGGTGATTCATCAAAGCGAGTTCACTACCCCAACCTACACTAACAGTGAAATCTCTCTCCTTTGCTAGATCCACTATATATGTATAGTTGGTGTTGTACTCGCTTGATACCGTATAAGAGGGCTCGTAAACAATTTTGACTCTCCCTTTGTGAAAGGAAGAAGCCACAAATTGAAAGCGAAATTTCATAGTACCTTTCCATCTCCTGAAAGGTAATACTGCAAAACAACATGCAGGCATATGAATTTCGCTTCCCAAGGCAACCTCATTCCATAGGATTGGTGAAACTTCAGAGTGAAAAAGTGCTTCCTCTATAGCTCTATCCAAACCCCATGAAAACTTGGTTAGCCAAGATTCACGTTGGGCAATAGACAAGATACTCATCTCATCAGTGTTGCCCAGGCCCATGACTCTGGGGTCTACAGTTAATTCCTGCTTGACATCTAGAGTCAGTTTTGTGGATGTATCCGATATGTTGGTATTGGCCATGTTGCCCACCAATGTGGGTTTATAAGGCACTATCGGGGCCAACTCTACTGGACGCGAATAACCAAAGATGGAAGCAACTCCACCAATGGCGTTTGCTGCCATCTCAGTAGCTCGGGCATACATCCCAATGACAGGCGCATTGACTAAAGCTCCGGCAGCTTTAGCAACTACACTTGCCGGACGTGATATTATTCCAGTACCATACTCGTCTTTGGCCTGTGGCGTGAATATCTCGCCAAGTTGGGGTGACAAAGCCCCAGGTTCGTCAGAAGTCGGTATTGACAACGACACTTCTTCTGCCCAAACGAAAACTGAAACTGTAATTGGATCAGTATTTCCATTGGCATGCTTAAGTGTTTGCATTTCGTGTATTATCATCGTACCCATCTCATTCCACTCTTGATTAGGAATTTTGAGGGCATTCTTGTACCACACAAATGGCAAGGTCAGTGTACCACCCTGACTGTAGGTAGGATCTAGATACACATGTGGGCGCTGACTAGCTGCAACCACATCTTGTATAAAGAAAGCTCTATCTACTGTCAACTCGTCTAGATTATGCAATGGAATATAAGAAGCAATAGCTCTTCCATAGTAAAATCCATTCCCATTGAGCATTATTCTAACTTTAAGCTTACATCGTAATAAATTGAAATTTGAAATACGATTAATCACTCGCGTGTTCTCGAAAAATAGAGTCCACGGATTGAACTTAAAGAAGAATAATCCTCCTACGGGCCACGAGTATGATGCAACCTTTATTGGTCGGGAGAAGAATGATCCCAGATCTGCATCGTTAGAATCAGCAATAGCGAACGTTGGATCAGGCATACTGTCCACAGTATATTCCCACTGTGGTGTTTGATCACTGAACATCACATTCTGCTGCTGCGATTCCCTAGCTTCTTCGTTTATTGTTACATTAAATCTATTGGTATCATTATTATACATGGTAGTAAGTCTTTTATGTACACTCCTGTGGAGGACTTAATCCACAGGGCGGGCGTTGGTGATTCAATGTAGCGAACATCTCCCCTGAATAGGGGTACCCCAAGGGTGGGGTGCTTTACTCCGCAAGCCTATGCTGTATGTGTGACCAACTCAACACTAACAACATGGTATCCAATACGGAGCACTCTCTATTAG